ACTTGCTTTTGATTCGCCTTGTTCAATAACAATTTCCCAATCAGCATGATTCATATTGATTGAAGCACCACTCATAATACTTTCTGCCTCTCTCAAACTACCTGCTGTCATATCCTCTGCAACTTCACCAGTATCTCGGTTTTTAATTATTACATGAAATTTACCATGTATGTTTTTATTTCCAGATTCCCATTCACTTGCTTTTGATTCCGATCTAAGAATCCGTTGAATTTCCCAATCATTTTGAAAGTCTTGTGAATTAAGTTTACCAACTTGTTCATCACTTAATCCATGCATTGATCTTAAATGATATGATATTAATTTTTTATTCATCACTGTATCATAATTAATTTGTTGTGAACATTTTGGACAAGTCCATATCAATCCATTTGTATCACTATCTGAAATTGGAACTTCACTTGCAATTGCTTCTACTTGTGTAAATTGATTCAATACATTCAATGTCTCATGTGGTTTAGCCAATTCTTCATCTTCTAAAAGATTTAGAACAGTGTCTAATTGGTTTATATAAGATTTTGTGATACGATCTTCTGTATCCCCAACTTCTCTTGAAATTGGTTTTGGTTGTTTACCTAATTTACCTAAATGTGATTCTACAGTTCCCTGTGAAATTTTAAATACATCTTCATAAATTTTAATTGGGTCTTCTCCCTTTTTGTTTAATTGGAATTTACCCATGTAAAAAGTATGAACGTTGATTATTTAAGTATTAAAAAGGCGTAAGTCCTAATATAGAACGTAATGGCTATTCGCCTGTTACGAGTCTAAGCCCGAATACATGAAATCATTCTATGGACTTACGCATCTATTTTTGCCGATTTTTTGAATCTGCATTGATATTATTACGCACTTGTGTTATAAAAAACTTTAGTTTTTTTAAATAAAATGAAATTATTACAACTAATACTTATCAACCTTATAATTTATAATATATTTTTATAAAAAAAATAAAGATTATGGGATTGACCTGCTGTAAAGTTTTCCTTCAAGTGCCATTTTATACATTTCTGCAACGTATGGATTTTCACTAGGTGTTTCAACACCAAGTTCCACCAATCTTGCATAAACTCTTACTACATATGCTAATGCACCCATGAAGGCAACTACAACACCCATATTAAACATCCAGTGATTTGGTACTGCGAAAATTTCTTCCACAAACCAAAAGTGCCACATTTCGTTTACGCCAATTGTAAACATTGTAGCCAAGTAACCTAAGATCGTCATTTTTAATCCAGTATTCATTGAATTATTTGGGCCTCTTAATATTGGTACTTTCCTATCGTAAATAGCTGCAGCTCCCCACCCAAGTGGCAAAGTTATAAAGTGTGAATATAACCACCAATGTGCTGGTGTGAATGCACTATCCCTGATTGATGTTTGATGCAAAGAACCATCGACAAAGTTGTCAACTTCTACTGAAGCTGCTGTTGAACCCATAGCAATCACTATGAGCCAAATTTTCTTTAGTCTTTGGATCTCAACTTCCTTTGGAATTAAAGCTGGCATTTGTGCCATAATATATAGTTATTGAACATTGCGTATAAGCATAATTCGTGCCTAGCAGTTTATATATAAAATCCAATGTTAATCATTGATGTTTATCGTTGATAACCAAACATTAATGCTGATAAAGTTATCCATGCACCGATAACTAAACTAATTCCTATAACATATATCTTTGACTGACTATCCATAAAAATAATAGGTAATAAGACTAGTTAAGTCTTACCCTACCATTCAAATGGGTTTCCAACAATCTTTTTTATTACTTTGTCTACTTCTTCCTTGCTTCCAACAATTGTAATCACTGGAATACTTTTGTGTGAGTAACTGGTTGTATCAACTTTATGTGAACCAACTACAACTTCCACATCACTTTCTATTACAATCTTCATGATTACTTTTGTAGGTGGACAAATATTTTTTGTTCCTTTCATCATGGCTTGTCTTGCATCTTCATTTTTTGGTGATATGATACTGACTTGACATTTTTCAATTGTCCTACTTCCTTTGGTTACTTTTGCTCCAATAATTGATTGGTGTCTTGGAACTGTTTTGATCCAGTCATCTTGAATTTTTTTATGACTTGTACTTGATCTTATTTTTGATGGCTCACTAATTGCTTTAGTGATTTCCATATCCCATACATAGTTCATGGTACTTTTCCATTCACCAACTTTCATCCATGATACTGTAGGACTTCCCCATCCCTCCTTTCTTGCTCTGCCAATCTGTGTTCCGTCATATGGTCTGTTGTTATCCCATCTATCCCACATGATTTTATACTTGCCAGTATGTTGCCATTGTGTTGATTCGATAACATGGATTTTTCCTATGCTAACTGTTCCGTCAATCATGGTTATGACAGATCCTTCTCTTGTGACTTTGACAGAACTTGGAATCATGGATTTGACTTTCCATTCTGCTTCTCTTGCTATTTTTTCTTCTGTTGACATTTTTGACACACTACTTTCATCAACTTGAGTGCTTGATTCTATTGATTGATTCATGTATTATGTAGAGTATACCCTATATTTAATACTATGCCAAGATTTATAACATACTTCCAAATGGAAAAAATGAACTTCCAAACGAAAAAAATAGACTTCCAAAAAAAGAAGGTATGGATAGTATCTTTACTATGGATACAATCAATAATCTATGCTACTGGACAAGCTGACCAACCACAATCGTGACAACTGTCACAACCACCCATTTTAATCAAGTTTTTAGATTTACATTCTGGACATTCTTCAAAATTTCCTGCCATTCATATCATTAGTTATTTTATGTATATTAGTATGATTTATATTGAAGTATACCTTAGAGTAAATATGACTCGGAGGTCACGTATCTTCATTGAACCTTGTCTGGTTGCAACTGGACTTGAAAAACTTGAAGAATAGGCGACTCTGGTAAAAGCCAGTGTAGCGTAACGTATCTACACCCAAGCCACCTAAAGGTTGTGAAAAATAGAAACGTGGAATTGCAATGAAGCGTGAAAGTTTTAACAACCCATAAAGTGGCTAACACTCAAAAGGTGTTAGTCGAAATAAGGTGCAGTGGTAGATTGGCGAAGGGAGCAATCGCACCGAGTTGAAATATTTAACTCATTATTAGTATAATTTCCGATAATTTGGTTCTTTGTGGTTTCTTCTTTGAAGTATTTTCTTCAGGTTTTCTGTTCCAAAAAGTCAACGCCAACCTCCACCTGTGCCGACCCAATTATATCCTTGTCGAACTTCAAGTGCCTTTGTTGAATATATCATTGCCATTAGAGAATCCTTTGGATGGTTGAATTGTTTTCTTGCCCTTTGTCTGCCATCTGGCTTGTCCTCGTCAATCTTATCCGTTAAGTCTTTTCTTGTTAAGTTTGTAAGATCAGAATAAATAAAGTCAATCTTTTGTTTGCTGTAAGGTTCTGCTGGAAACATTAACTTGTGTTTTCTCTTGTCCATATTGTATCTGTCATCTGGATCATCAACCATGATTCCCATTAAATCAATAAATTCCTGTATTGCTGTTGTCTTGTCTATCTTAAGATGTTCTCGAATTTCCCCATGCTCGTCTATCTTTTTGTTGAATTGTAATACGTTCTTTGTTTCATCCCCGATACTTCTGCAACCGAAAAAGTTGGAACTTCCAACTCCATTAAACGGATGTCCAGTAATTCTGTCAGTTCCTCCGTCTTGAATCTGCTGAACCTGTATTGCTCCGTAGCCCAGATCGCCAACCCCGATATCACACTGACACTCGTTGAAAAGTTCTGCAATATACTTTGCCTGATCAAGTTGGTTTTCTGCTGGTCTTGGCTCCAAGTGAACAAGTTGGTATCTGCTAATCTTGTCTTGTGTAAGTGTTTCTGGTTGCAAAATCCATTCTATCATAATACTGATTACTGTTTGTGATGGGTTTCCACTTCCAAAGTCCACACCCATTGTTATTGTTACTTCCTTTCCAAATTGATCCTTGATATCTGCAATTTCCCACGTATCCATTATCTTCAGTCCTTCATTGCCATAAAACAAATTGTCGATCATTTCTCTTGTAATTGGTCTGCGTTCTGCATGGTAAAATCCACCCATTACGTGGCTTGTAAAAAGATGTGGACTCATCTTTTGTCTCTTGGCTTCTATTGCATATTTTTTGTCTATGTTATACATTTTTGGATTTGTTGCATCTGCTGTACTTAATGGAATATGTGGAATAATTGTTTGAGGTACATGAAATCCATGCCAATCCCTGCTCTTTTGTGGCTCGTTTGCCTTCCATCTTCCTGACATTATACCCATTAGTCTATCATCTGCAATCAATCCCCATTTGGTCTTTTCTGTATCTTCATCTTTAATTTCTCCAAATATCAGATCATTTCTCCAACCTTGACCCTGAAATACAACTCCTGCCGAGTCTACATAATCTTCACTGTTGTCAAATACCCATTGTCTTTGATCCGTATCACGCCATAATTGCTCATATGGAGATCCACTTTCTCCACCGACTCCAAGTACGCTTACTTTTCCCTGAGTAATTGTCATCACGAGAGGGATACGGTCAAAGTACTGCATATCCTGATATTGTGCTTCGTCAAGCATAATATGTGCTGCTGATTTTCCCTCTACATGATGATATTGACCATGATCTGTTGTAATATAAATTGTACTGTTATTCTTTAATGAAATTTCTCCTACGTTACCTAGTCTATTTCTTGGAAATTTCTTTAGAACATCTGAACCGTCAAATGTACCAATTTGTAATTTTTGTCTTGAAAATCCAGCTTTGTTAATGTCATCGTATGTTACATAAACTAATTGTGTATTTCTTTTAGTCGTTGCTTCAAACGCAAGTACATCTGTAGTATAAGTGGACTTAAAAATCTGTCTGCCACCAAGTATAAATTTGTTATTAAAATTGTCATTGTATATATCTCTCCACGGTGGCATTATAACTCTTTTTTTGCCCTCTGCCTTTGGTCTTATTTCCCTTATCCAATCTAAAATATCCACAGGCAATTTTGGAAGTTCCTCTCGATTTGCAAGATCCTTCTTGAAATATCTGTCAGGTATTCCCCAAACTTCGGGCATATCATGGTATATAAACATTAGTTATTAAGTATTACTTGGGTTAAATAAAAAAATAAAAAATGGTGTATGGACTAGAGTCCTAATACATCAACCATAACTTTCAATTGATCCATTGCTACTGCGTACCAACTGTTAGCTAATTGTTTCCATTGATCTCTGTCATTAGTCAGTGTTACAACTTGTTGTTCAAGTAACACAATTTTTGCATTTGATTCTTGTAGACTTTGATCATATCCTGTTGTTGATTGTCTCAAATCAGAATTCATCTCCTCTAGAACTGCAATTGAGGTATGTGCTGTAACGTTTGCATTTGTTAGTTCCACAATTTGTGATTCCAACTCTGCATTCAACGTTGTGTCACTTTGCAGTGATTCGATTGTTGCAAGTTGTGTTGCTGTTGTATTTCCTAATGAAACTATTTGTGCATTAAGTTCGTCTTTCTCTTGTTGTAGAGATAAAACAGTCTGCTCCAATGTTGTAATTGATGTTGCTGTCGTGTTAAGGCTTCCAATCTGTGTAGTTAGTGATTGTACTTGGTTGTTATGATTATCTATTGCAACTTTTTGATCTGCAAGTTTTGTAATAGAGTCATTGAACTTTGCTGTTACTTCTGCAAGTTGTGTTTGCAAAGTAACAATATCGACATTGCCTTCATATTCTGCTACATCGAATATTGCATCATCTGATATTGATTCAAATGTTCCAAGTGTTACGTCACTTGTTGCACCAAAGTCAACTTGTTCCTCGACTATTGGTTCTGGAGTTGGTTCTACAACTACAGGTGCTACATAGACAGGTGCTGGTGGTGGAGCAACATATGGTTTAACAATTTCAATTGTACTTTGTTGCATACCGTTTAGATCAGATATGTAATACATACCTTCAGTAAAACAAGTGGTTCCACAGTTTACAACTGGAAATTCCAATGCGATTGCATCGTTTACAGGAACTGTTCCCTCAAACCAACCGTGACTTACAAAGTTGATTGTGTTTTCGCCATTGTTGTGTATGGTTATTGAACCACCTTCTTCAACTGTTATGTTGAATGGGTATTCATCAACTTCAACATGACTGGTTCCATCTCCTTCAATTGCGTAAGCATTTCCCATGCTTATTGTTGCAATCAAGGTCATGACCATTAATGCTGTGATTGTTTTCATCATTGAAGTGTAATTTGCATTACATAATATAAACCTAAGCGTTTGGGTATTGATAAATATAAAAACAATAAGATAGGCAATAATTTGCCCTCTTATTCAGAGCCGTAACTTTTGACGGTTGCCAAGTTGTGTCATGACCTTCACACCTTTTTTTTGTATTTCTTTTCGCAGGGATTGTATGGTCTTGTACGGCAGTATTCGAGACACATGATCATCATGCGATTTACACGGTATACTACAACCAAACTGCACTCCAGTTGGTCTGAACTACAATAATACAATATACTTTGGGTAATATAAACCTAAACGTTTACATATTTTTCCAGAAAACACGTAAGATGCATATAATATCTTCCTCTTGCACTTTCAAAAAGACAAACATATTCTTCAGGTTCCTTACTGTAAAACATTTGTTTGCACTTGTCACATTTCATTTTTCAGATTGTTGAGATAATTTACAATATTGAGATTTTGTTGCAGTGCTTTCTTGATATGTTCATGTTCCTCCTCAATTTTCTTCATTGCCTTTATTGCATATTCTCTCTTTGGTTTTTGTGGAAGATATTGGTTTTGATCATGTGTACCCCACTTAGAACCTTTCTTTGACCATCTTCTAATCATGTCTCTGCTATGCATTGTAGCATCATCTATAATATCATCAATTCTATCTTCTGGAAGATCTTTATAATTATTTTTACTTGGATCATAGAAATCAGAAAAATCATCTGTAACTAAAGAATCATCAATACTGCCTTTATATCCTATTTGAAAACCCAATATTTCCTTATCTAAATCAGTTTCAGCTCCATCTTCTTCTTTGTCTATTATATTTGAATAATAGTTTTCCATATGATCATTATATTCTTGTCTTTTCTGTTTTTGTTTCTCAATATGTTCAATTCTTTTATCTATATCATATCTGTGAATATATCTACTTGTACTGTCATATCCATTATCATAATAACCATCAATATCATATTCGTCAATTGATTGTTCTCCACTTTCTTTAAAGTCTTGGAGTGCATTTATGGTAGAATCCATACTCTTTATATCTCGTTTATTACGATCGACAGACCAATCTTCATCAAGCCATTCGTTTAACTTGTTTTCCTTGTCATCATTCCAGTTTTCTGGCTCCCATTTTCCATCTCCTCCACGTTTACGTGTTAGCCACCCCTTTCTAGCACCGTCACTTGTGCCTTCCTCATACGCAATGGCTAAAATATCACTGTAGATCTTTAGTGGATCTTCCATGAATTATACTACGAAAAACTCTATTTAAGCATTAATAACTATAATATCCACCATAAACAAAACCAAAATCAGAATCATGTAACTCATCACCCACTTCATATGGTTTTCCACCGTCATCTCCTGTGTAAGTTGTCCAATCAAATTTTGCTATAAACGTGGTATTTTTATCATTCATTGAACGAATATAATCTTCTGCATCCATTGCTTCTACAAATACCTGATTCACATGGACAATATTACCCCATGATTCTGCCATAGTTCCTGAATAACCTCTATTACCATATGAATAACCTCTTTCCTCTATTGTTCTTTCTGCCATTGACTGAACTGAACTAAATGTATGATTCCTACCATAAACTCTTTCGAAATCTTCATTAGCACCCATATATTACATAAATAATATAACTATATTTAAACATTAATAGCCGTCAGTATAAAGTTAAGTGTTTTTCTTTTTCTTAATTGTGCTACCATGTCACTTGTTATCTGTTGATTCCAATTCATATATTATTGTAGAATTACTAGTATTTTAATTCATACTCTTTGTCCACAATTTCTGCAAAGATTCACACTTACTTCGAAACCATCCTCATCCAACTCATATTCCTCATCTATTGGGAATTCGACATGATCGCATGGAAGTCTTGAGACTCTTTCCTCAAGTGCTTCTATTCTTTGAAGCATTTCCCTGTAAAGATTTCTGTAAGGATCTTCTTCTTGTTCTGGATTCATACTCATGTTGTTACTCCATGCAGTTGTTGTAATTTAAGTGTAACTGCCCAGATATGTTTGCACTTTAGATTTCTGTAAACATGATCCTCACATTCACAGGTTTCCTCAACATAGTTGACATGGTATGGTCTGTTGCCATGCACAACTGCATTGGGAGATAAAAGTAAAACGACTTGTTTGTCCTCAATTAGTTTGAAGGCTTTTTCAAGTCTTGGGATTGTTTGGTTATACATCAGTAAACCTCACTTGATGGCATGGAATTCCAATCTTTCTCCATCGGTCAACGACTTTTTGTCTGTCGTCAAATGCTACCTTTGGATCAAATCCTGCTTCTCTGATTTTTCCTAAGAGTTCTTCCTTGACATCATCATCTCCTCTAAAGTCTCCATCTGCTCTAAGGAATAATGCACTATGCTTGATTCCAAAGTTTGCAAGTTGTTGTTCAGTGACTTTTCTATGTCTCTCGTTTCTTGCAGAAGTAATAATTACTCTGTGTCCACTTTCGATAAGAGATTTTATTACACCAGTAACATCTTCCTGTTCAACATCATTTTCAAGGATTACTTTGTCATCCAAGAATATGTTCCAATTTAGTTTTTTGCCTTTCTTTGCACCTGCTTTTGCAAGTGCATGGCGTTTTTTAATGTCGACTATGGTTCCGTCAACATCACAAATTACATCAAATTTATCTTGTTTCATATATACTATGGATAATATACCCTATATAATAGTATCGGATACTTCGGATTCCATCAAGTCATTGTCCATATATGACTCTAAAAAGTCTATTTTCTCTATTGTGAATAATTCCCTGCACTTTGTTAGAATGACATCTTTTGAAGTAAGCAAGTAACTAATATCTTCCTGACATTCCATGTTGTCAATACAGTTTTTTAAAAATACTAACATTCCTAGATATGTGTAGAAACTACTCGATGATCCGTCATTTAGAGGATCCATATCATATTTGATCTATACTTTTATTTATCAGTTTCCAATATTTCTCCAATTAGTTCCTGACAACCCATTAAATGTCTTATCTTATCCCTGTTCTTTGACTCTATTCCAGATTCAAACATTGGTTCTTCCTCAACAATCTTTACAAGTTGTTCCAAGACTTCCATTGTATGTACCAAATCCATTTCGGTAATCCTTTCCATAAATTTCATATCATTCACTTTTTTAATAAAGTTTACTAAAATTTATCTGACATAAATTCTTTTCCATAGTTTTTTTCCAGCAAATGTTCCGTTAGATTGCATGGTATTCCAGTCAAGTTGTCAAAGAAAACATATGCCACATATCTTCCAAACTTTCCCTTTTTGAATACCTGTATCATGACTTCCTTTCCAAGTATCATACTTCTTACATAATCCCTAACCATAATTCCTTCAGGCTTTGACTTTCCTCGAACTTCTGGTGTGTTAATTCCTGCAAGTCTTATCTTTTCTTTTACAGTAATTGAAAATCCCAAGTCCACTTCAAACGTAAACGTATCGCCATCATATACATCTACAATCTTTGCTTTATATTCATACATAATCTTGATGGAACCTTCTTGCTTCATGTTCTTCCCTAGTTGAACCTTGATAGTCAACTCCACATACTTCACATATTGTTTTAACCACAACTTCTTCCACTTTATCTTCCACTTTATCTTCCACTTTATCTTCTAAAAATTCTATCACTCTTGGTTCATTTTTTTCCACAACTTTGTTTAATGGTTTATTTTCCAATTCAACCAAAGGAGTAAAATCATTTCCTTCAATTGAGAGTGGCTTCAATTCTTTTGGATTTCCCTTAAACATACATATTATATTCTGATGATTCTTTCCTACCTTTCTACCACTTATAAAACTACCACTAGTTCTTATTGGCAATGTTCCTATCTGATTTAGATAAATCATTTCATTATAATGCACCAGTCCACATTCTTCAAACGCATTAATGGTTTCTCTCACAAAGTTCTTGTAGAATCCATTCTTATCCCTAATTTCTGAAACAACAAATACTGCAAATGCATTGTCTTTTAACTTTGAACAAGCATTTTTTATTATTGATTTATATTTTATTAAAAATGCATCATAATCCATATTTGACAAATCGTTTGGATTTTTACAATATTTCTCCAAATCATGATATGGTGGACAACTGAATATCATGTCAACTTTTCCGTCAACATATTGTAATAATTTTTCACTGTCATCACATATCCAATTTGGTTTAGATACTGGGAATTGTAATGTATCTAAATTCTTATTGTTTGCATCTATTTGCTCTTGTCTTATGTCAAATCCTGTGTATCTATAACCCAACTGACTTGCAACTATTCCACGTACACTTCCACCAGTAAATGGATCCAATATAATTCCACCCCTATCACAAAACCACTTATACATTAATTCCGTCAACACAGGATCAAATATGCTTACAGTTGCATTCTTTGTTGGATCGGCTAAATTTTTATTATATTTTTTCCAACTTGGTCTTGTTTCTGCACTAGGTAAAAATTTTACATCTCTACCTTCATCACTTACTATACCAAAATCCTTCCACTCTTTCTTCCGTTCTATCCAATAACCTTGTTTTGAATCCAACACACTAAATGGTGGAACTCCAAATTTATCACTTAATACTCCCATATCAATTCAACCTATCCTGATGGAATTGTCTAGCTTCATGTTCTTCTTTTGTAGATCCACGATAATCAACTCCACATATTTCACATATAGTTGTTTCGGGTTTTTCAATTTTAACTTCTTCAATAACATCTTCTTGAGTAACCTGTGATTCATATATTGGGTTATTTCTTTCAATTTTTTCTATACTCAATTCATTTAATGGCTTGAATGCATTAAGATCCATGTCCATTTCTTGGCAAAGTTTAGGATCTCCTTTATAAAAAACAAGTATGTTTTGATGAACCTTACCAATTTTACGATAAGGCTCAAATTGTTTTGATACCCTTACTGGCAAACTTCCAATTACGGTATACAATATTATGTCATTATAATATCCAACTCCTGTGTCCAAAAATGCTTGTATTGTGTCGCCTACAAAATTCTTATAAAATCCATTCTTATCCCTAATTTCGCCTACAACAAATACGGCAAACCTGTTATTTTTTAACATACTTATAGATTGTTTTATTATTTCTCTATATTTTACTAAGAACATATTGTAATCCATATTTGATAGATCTTTTTGATCATTACTATATTTCTCCAAATCATGATATGGTGGGCAACTGAATATCATGTCATACTGACCACCAACATTTGAGATATTCACACTATCCCCACAAATCCATCTTGGTTCTATTGGCAAATCAATTTTAAGTTTTGGTATGTTTTCGTAATTTGCTTCTATCTGTTCTTTTCTTAAATCTACTCCTGTATAATCATATCCGAATACACTTGCAACTATTCCTCTTACACTTCCACCAGCAAACGGATCAAGTATTTTTCCTTTTGGTGTACAAAACCACTTGTAAGAAAGTTCACATAATACTGGGTCAAATATACTAACATCGGTATTTGTTACAGCACCCATATTATTTTTTTCAAACCATTCCTTTGTATTGAATGATCTTGCATCCCTTCCAAGTTCACTTTCTATTCCTATTGTTTTCCATTCTTTCTTACGATCTTGCCAATAACCTTGTTTTGCATCTAAAATGCTAAATGGTGGAACTCCAAACCTTTCTTCAAGTATTCCACCCTTTTTCACAACCATTACGTATAATCTAATATTGTGATACTTATATTGTTATCTATAAATTGTATGCTCACTCAACATACTCTTAATACTAAACTAATCCGTTGTTAAAATGATCGAGTTCCTGATACAATTTGTCAGCTTTATCTAACCTTCCAGTTAAATGATAATGTATATCGGCTAACATTCTTAGATCATGATCCGTTAGTTTTGTTTTGAATATGTCATATGAGTTATACATAATCATGTCCAAGTCATCAACGTGTGAAATCATGTCAATCATTTTTTGTTTTGTTTCTTCATAATCTGACATGATATACAATGGTAACATTCTTATTTAATGGTTTCTAACACACAGTGGTTTTCGCAATTATCATGTCAACACATTTTGGCTTTTCAACTTCAGGCATAAGTATAATTATAATTGCTATTAAAAAAGTGGAAAGTATTATGAGCTTGTACTCATAAAGTCTTTTCAATAATGACATTGGCATTCGCAAAAGGTATAGTCAAACTCTATCTTGCATGATCCTGCATCACACAACTTTGGTCTTTTCCCATCAATGCCTTCTATGCCATTATCCTTTACGCAATGTGAACAAACCTTTCCCCTGACCATGTGATAGTTATGTAAACTAAGGTATTATGCTTTTTTTAGACATATTGGACAATGTTCTGCACAACTGTCTTTTAGATGTTTACAACTCTGTTCATAACACTCATCACACCAGTTCTTGTAATCATAAGTAGTAACCACTATATTCAATAAACATCCAACTTATTATATTTTATTGTTCTGCTGTCATAAAATCCCAGATAGTGGCAATGCATACAGTTTCCATGATTCCAACAGTGTTTTCCTGTGCAACCTGTAGACTTTATGGTTTTCTTACAATTCTTACATCTTACCATGTCTAATATGCCTTAAGCCATCTGTTCTCGCCTTTGTTGTTTCTTGACTTTAACCTGAATAATTCATTACAACATGGACATCTAGATGATTTTATCTTCATAAACACTTTGCACTCACTGCAATATTTTTGCCCACTTTCATATCTTTTTACTTTGGGAGAATTAGGCAATCCCTTGCATGATCCTTTGCAACTCAATCTATACAACCAATTCCGTTACAAATCTCACATTTTATCTTCAGTCTAACGCCTGTTGAAAAATCAGCATTATAACCTCTTGAATAACATTTCTTACAACTTTTCATATTGAATTGTTTAACTATGTAAATATAACTTTTACTTTGATATTTTTACAGATTGTGAATCTACTGTATACGGATTGCAAGTTCCTATCATATATTTTATTGACTTTACCATTGCATCATTATTCTTCAAGTTTCCACTTAGCAATGGAATTACTATTTCATCCCAGCAATTGTCACAAACGTTTCCACTAAAGTAAGTATTATCATCTCGATCTTTCCATTTACAAGTTATGAATCCACTTCCATAACCTGATTTATCAGAGTCACATATTGGACACAATTCATTGCGTTTAGTATCTTTTACCCAATCTGTCATGTCAATATCATGTAATGTGGATTATAAATACTTTAACAAATGTTGAGTTTTGTTGCACACTTGTAATGATACCACTTGTGATTCTTTGTTCTTCTACTTGCAATCTTTTCCCCTGCCTTTATTTCCTTTTCACAGTTCTTGCATATTGCCGATCCCTTTCTTGTTATCATTGCCTGACTTAGAATTGTAATGTTTGTGTTTGGACTTGTGATCATATTGAATTGTCTTGCATTGATTATTTATTCGTTATCGTGGTATCTCTTGAAGTGTCTTTCTGCATCAACAACAATGTCCACAAAATCCCCTTTCATGACATAATCACAATCCTGTGCTGGACATTCGACTTGCATGGATTCCGTCAATGCATCTTCCAACATACCTTGAAATTCCCTATCCCTGTTGAACTTTACAATTTTTTCGGCACATTGGTACATATGGATTGATCCACTTTCACAGTATTCTCCACAATACCAGCACTTCATATTACGTTATTATGTATTGTAATAAAAAAGTATTTCGGAACCTATGCTCCAATATAATGGTAATAACCCCTGCTTGTTACAGTAAATGTTTTGCCATTGATTCCTATTTTTGATTTCACGGCTCCACCTACAAAGTAACAAATTGCTTTCATCATTTTGTCGGCTTCATCTTCGTCATCAGTAACAAATGGTATTGTTGGTAGTTTGTAGTTTTCCTTGTTTGCTACTTTGTTGAATAGTTGTTCTTGTTTCATAACTATACTCTAGATAATACACTTAATAAACCTATTGATTAAATAAAAAAAGGGAAATTATTCCCAAGTTGTGTAGTTTTCTACAGTTTCTGGATAAATGGATATTACACCATCATTAGACCGTTTTTCATTTGCAATTACATCTTCAATCCATCTGATAGGAGGATCAAAAGTCAATCTTTTGACTGCAAATGATGATATGTCATCCTCATGTATTGAGAAAAACACATCTGATCTTCCACCTGTTCCTTCTACATTGTTTCCACTAGCATCTCTGTCAGGGAATGTTTTGATTTCTTCAATGTATTTTATTCTAACATTGAATTGATCTTTGAACATTCCTTCGAACTCTTTGATCTTAGATTCCCCAACTATTGTAGATCCCCAAACACATACTTGCGTGAATGGTTTCTCTTGCTGTGTTCTTTCAATTGTTGTTGTTTCACTCATAGTATACCCCACATAATACATTTAATAAGTGTATTGATTAGTCAGATTCGGTTTTGTCTAATCTTAACTCAACAAATACTGGTAAGAATAATGACTTGCTGTCAGCACCTTTTCTTGAGATTACACCGTTACATTTTACTGTAATGATAGTTCCGATTAATTCTTCTTGTCTAGCCCAAATATCTTTTCTGGTTGCATCGTCTAATCCAGTTCCAACGTTTGTCTTGATTGAACCGTCTTTGTTCTCAACTTGGATTGCTCCAGTCATTCCACTTGCCTTTCCAGTTCCTTCTGCAAATCCAGTTATCTTTAAGTCCATTTCGATTACTTCCTTCATCTTGACACATTGTTTGGATCTTTTATCTTCCCAATGGTGGTCATTGTTCTTTAAGATAATACCTTCTTCGCCTTTTGCTAACTGTTCTTTGAATAATTGCTGTGCTTCTTCCAAGTTTGCAATTTCGAATGTTTCTACAACTCTAAATAATTGTGTTCCTGATTCAACATCAAATAATTTTGGAATTGCTCTTAATCTTGCTAATCTTTCGACTCCAGTTCGTTTATCGATACCTTTGTCAAAGTCACAAACATCAATTAAATCCCATGCTGTGAATACTACTCTTGATACTTCCTCATCACTTACAGTCTCAACTACGGTCTTGTTTAAGATACCATTGCCAGTTTTTCGGTCTAATAATTTGCCTTCACTGTCAACTACTGTTAATTCTCCGTCAATTACAATATTGTCAACACTTGATAAAGCTGCTTCAAAGTGCTTGTCCAACTTTGTCATTGTGTTTCCATTTCTGCTGAAAACCACGACTCTGCCGTCACGTTTTACTATAACTCCTCTCATTCCATCCATCTTGGTTTGTGCGAAACATGGGAATTGTATTCTGCCAATTTCCTTGTTTGGGCTTACCAACATTACTGGTATTTTGACTTGTGCGTTACTCTTAGACATATATTATCTAAGGTATATGTTCTATAAGAATGTATCTAATCTAGGGTATACGTTTGAATTTTGACTTGTGTTCTATCTGATTGCAATGTGGACATTGCATACGACTTGAATATTTCTTGCCTTTTGACGTACCTTTCTTTATCTTCAATATTCTGTCATATGCCTCACTCATTGAAATATTTCCACTTCTTAATCTTTTCTTCATGTTTTCATCTGCTTTTTCTATCAAGGTCATTCCCTTTACTACTGTATTTCTGTTCAATCCAATTATCTTTCCAACTAACACACTTGCACTTCCACCTGCTTTTTTACTATGTGTATTAAGAAAATTATCTGTACTATTGGTTGTCTTGTATACATGGCTTGTAGTTCCACCCTTTCTTCCATGACCATATTTTCTAAAACTTGTTTCTATCTCAATATGTCCTTTAACATTTAATTCCTTGCATAATCTGTTGACACTTGCAGTTGTATATACAATATCTCTTGCAATATCTCTTGCAGTATTATTTCCACGTTTGATTGAATTTAAAATATCTATTTCTGCATCATAGTTCTTTGTCTTGGTTTCTGCCTTTTTTGTCTTATACATTCCATACATTGCTTCTATTCTTTGAAATTTGTTTAACTGCCTTCTCATAACATTTGACTCTACTACATAATTCCACTCATCTTTCTTGTTGTCAAATTCTTTTATTACATATTTTACCTTTTTTCCTCTTTGTGTAAGTAGATCAAACCTAGTATGTCCATCTAAAATTACCATGTCCTTGTTTACAATTATTGGTTCCATTTGCCCACGTTCAATAAGTTTCATGTCCAATGCACTGCATTCATCTTCTGTTGGTCTTGGTATTGCCTTAAAATATTTGTCATTTATTCTAAAGTCATCATATACGCCTTCCATCTTATTATCAATCTTCATATCCTATTTAATCGTTATCTTCTAAACTTTTCAAATAATCTTCTAAAGGCATACTTTCTAACTATTGCAACTATCATATACCATACTCCTATCTGCAACATTCCAACAAAATCACTATTGGATATTTCGGTTGCATAAAATGGCAGTATTATAAAATTCAATCCTGTGCTTATTATATAACCAATTATTATATCAACTACTGTTTCCAACATTGATTTTTTCTTTGAGTCTTTCAT